AGGGGCCGATGAAGGCCTCTCGCGTGGAGATGGCCAGCGGCGGTTATTATGCCAAGGGGGGCATGAAGGAGCCGACGAAGTCCATTCGTATGGAGATGGTCAAGGCGCCTGGGAAGCCTTCCAAGATGCCTATGCGCCGTTCCGTGCCTGTTGCCCCCGTGGATCCCATGATTGAGCTTAAGGCTATGGCGAAGGGCGGCGCTGCTGCGAACGGCCATGGCATGGTGAAGACCACGGGCAGCCTTGGCATCAAGGGGAACAAGAACCCTGGTGAGCGGAACGGGACCCCGACCACTGCTACCAAGACTGGCAACGTGCCCTACAGCCATGGCGGCAACGTCAAGAAGTATGCTGACGGCGGCCCTATGATGGCTAGCGAAGGCAAGATTCCTCGCGAGCTTCAGCAGGCCATGGCAGCGGCTTCTCGTGGCGATCCTATGATGCGCCGGCCTACTCGCGGAGGTAAGCCGGGGATTTCTCCTGAGATTCAGCGGGCCTTGGTGATGGAGGCGATGCGGGCCCAAGAGGGCCGTGAAGCGCCGCAGGGCGGGATGACTGGTCGTATGCCCCCGCAGATGGCTGGTCGATGCCCCCAGAGGCTGGTCAAATGGCTGGTCGCATGCCCCCGCAGATGGGCGGGCGACAGGCACCTCCGCAGATGGGTGGGCAGCGTCCTGGGCTTGAGCAGATGGCGGCACAGATGGCAATGCAGCGCGCTGCCCCTGGTCAGATGCCCCCGCAGATGGCTGCGCGAGCTGGCGGGAAGGTCAGCAAAAAGAAGTAATTGCCGCACGATGCTTCTTTAATTACAATGTCTCACCGGGCGTGCTGAACCAGCCGCCGTCCGAGACCTGACCGGGGCTGAACAATGGCTTTTTCTGGAAGCATCAGCGGCACCACATTTAACGCGCTGAAGGTTGTTGATCACGCCTTTCGCCGGTGCCGCTTGCCTGCTCAGGCTATCAGCGCCGAAATGCAGACTTATGCGCTTGAGTCGCTCGGTCTCATGCTGTCTGAGTTGGCGAACATAAAAACGCCGAGTTGGTGCATCGAGAAGCTGATTCTGCCGCTGTATGAGAACCAGCCGATCGTCACCCTGCCGCTGGGCACGGTTGATGTTCTGAACATGAACTACAGAACATTGCAGTTGGTAACGGGCGCAACCGTATCTACCTCGCTGGCCTACACAGTTAATTTCACGAGCGAGACTGTTGTAAACACTATCGGCGTGAAATGGTCCGGGGCTTCGGTGCCTATCACCTTTCAGGTCAGCACCAATGGCACTGTGTGGACGACGGTCGGCTCCAGCGCGGTTGTTGCGGCGTCTGGCGAAATCACTTGGACCGACATTTCCGGGGCGCTGGCGTATCAATATTTCAGGATTACGGCTACAAACCCAATCTTGTATTCCGTAATCACCTTGGGAAACATGCCGCAGGAAATTCCCCTTGGCTTGCTGAACCGAGACACTTACGTGCAGCAAAGCAATAAGGTTTTCCCAGGCAGGCCAAACAGTTACTGGTTCCAGCGCGATATCCCTGAGCCGGTTGTGAACATCTGGCCAGCTCCGTTTCTCGCTGCGGAAGAGGCGCAATTGATCGTATGGCGCCATCGCCAGATCATGGACACCGAGAACCTCCGGCAGGAGGTTGAAATCCCGCAGCGGTGGCTGGAGGCTATCGTAAACGGGCTAGCGGCAAAGGTGGCGGCTGAGACGCCGTCGGTTGATATGGCTTTGCTGCCTGTGCTTGAGGGGCGCGCTGCAATGACGGTGCAGAGAGCTTGGGATGGAGACAACGACGGTTCCCCGATCCAGATTAACCCAGGGATCGGAGTGTATACCAGGTGAGTGTGTATCTTGATGTCAGGGGGCAACCGACCTACGGGATTGGCATCTGCGCTCGCTGTTCCCGCAAAATGCTGCTTGCTGAGCTTCACCCAGATCCGAATTACCCTAATTTGATGGTGTGCGACGCTGATACGGACCAATACGATCCGTATCGGCTTGCGCCTCGGGCGCCGGATCAGATTGTTCTGCCGTTTGTTCGGCCGGACACGCCCGTAAACACGCACCCGGCGGGCCTTATACAGGAGGCAGGCGACGAGTTCATCATCACCGAGGACGGTGATGAGTATTTGGAGATCTGATGGATGACTAACGTACCCAGCAATCTGATCCCCACGCGCGTTACTCAGCTTCCGGTTGCCCCGGTTGCCGATCCCGACAGCTTGATGATGATTGTCTACCAGGGCAACAATTATCAGATTCGTGTTGGAGACCTGCTTTCGGTTGCCGGCGTGCCGATCACGACGCAAGTCATTGCCGGAACGGGCATGAGTGGTGGCGGTGCGCTTACGGGCAACGTCACGCTCAGCGTTGCTGTTGGTGGCATTGGTGGCACGCAACTCGATGCGACTGGCGTGACCCCTGGCGTTTACGGCAACTCTACGAATATCCCTGTTTTTACGGTTGATACCAACGGTCGCTTGGCCACGGCGACCACCATTCCTGCTGCTGTTCCATCTGTGACAGGAACCGCCAATCAGATCACAATCTCGGCCGGGCCAACGATTGCTATGGCTACGGACCCTGTCTTGCCGGGCAGCGGCGGAGTTATTGTGCCTTCTGGCACTACCGGCCAACGCGGCACGTCCACTGACGGTAACCTTCGATACAACGTGTCGACTGGCACGTTTGAGGGATACGCCAACGGCGCGTGGGGGGCTATTGTATCTGGAAGCGGCGTTACGTCAGTTGCGACCGGCACAGGCCTGACGGGCGGTCCGATTACAACCACCGGCACAATCTCTCTTGATAACACTGCGGTGACACCAGGTGCATACACTGCTGCCAACATCACAGTTGACGCTCAAGGAAGGATTACGCTGGCAGCAAACGGCTCTGCGGGTGGAGGAACAGTCACCAGCGTTGCAGTGTCTGGCGGCACAACAGGTTTGACCACTTCTGGCGGCCCTGTTACCGGCGCAGGCACAATTACTTTAGCAGGCACTTTAGCTGTTGCCAGCGGTGGAACAGGAACATCCACCCCTGCTATTGTTGCTGGCGTTAACGTCACCGTTTCGGGCACTTGGCCTAACCAAACAATTAATGCGTCAGGTTCTGGAGATGTGGTAGGACCAGCATCTGCCACCGACAATGCAATTGCACGGTTTGACCTTACAACCGGCAAATTAATTCAAAACACCCTTGTTACAGTTGCCGATGATGGTGCAATTACTGCGCCATCAACAGGATCAATTATTCCTTTTTATTGGAACGACCCAGCATCATTTCCATCTGCCAGTACATATCACGGAGCAATAGCACACGCTCACTCTACAGCCGCCATGTATTTTGCTCATGGCGGTGTATGGACAATGCTTATAAAAGACGGGGGACCGTTAGGAACACCTTCAAGCGGCACGTTAACCAGTGCAACTGGTTTGCCACTGACCACAGGCGTTACGGGAATTCTGCCTATCGCAAACGGCGGCACTAATTCAACCGCCACCGCTACCGCTGGCGGCGCAGGTTACGGCACAGGCACCGCTCACGCTTACACGGCTGCGGGGGTTGCCGGCCAGATTTTAATTTCAGCCGGAGCAAGTGCGCCCGCCTGGGGCAATCTTGATGGGGGCACGTTCTGATGATGGATGAGCTGATCGTTCGTATCTTCAAGGCCCGCGATCAGGCGCACATGCGGCACTGGGCGACTGATTCATATTCTGAACACAAGGCGCTTGGCCACTACTATGAGGGGGTCATAGACAAGTTGGACAAGATTGTGGAAGCCTACCAGGGCGGGTTTGGGCTGGTGGAGAACTTGCCAGATGAGAACAAGAACGCTACAGAATTAGTCAAGGACGAGATGCTTTGGCTGGTTGCGAACAGAGCCGAGATTGCAAAGGATGTTCCTGCGTTGGAAAACCTGATTGATGATCTTACTGCTCTCCACATGAAAACCCTCTATAAACTCGAAAACCTGAGGTAGGACGATGGCACAGTCGGGATACACACCGATCCAGCTTTACCGCACGACGACTGCCGCAGCGGTTCCGTTGACCGCCAATCTTGCGCCGGGTGAGCTTGCGATTAACATCGCCAATGGCGACATGGCGTTGTTTGCTGAGAACGCCAGCGGCACAGTTACGCGCCTGATTAACAACCCAGCGGGGTTGTTGTATCCAACCGCAGACGGAACTGCGGGTCAGATCGTTAAAACTGACGGCGCTGGGGTTCTATCTTTTGTAGCTGCGGCCGTTGCCGCTCCCGCAGGCGCACAGATCTACACCGCGCTTAATTTTGGAGGATTTTGACCATGCCCGTCACCGCAACACCGATCTTTGCCCAAACACCGTACGCAAAAACACTGACGCTTGCCGCGCAGACGGCCTGCACTACTCGCGCTCCGACGGCTACAGCATCGCTTGCTGGGGCGAATATCATAGCCTTTGTTCCGGTTTCGACCAATGGGCTGAGGATTGATTCGATTCAGGTGAATGCCGTTGGCACGAGCATCAGCACGGTAAACGCGGCTCAGCTTGTTGATATCTGGATGTGGGACGGCACGACCGCTTTTATGATTCTTGAGATTGCGGTTACAGCAGTGACGCCAAGCACAACGTCGGCGGCGTTTACGACGACCTACACGTTCTCGGCACCTCTGGTGCTGCCTGCTGCATTTGCTTTGTATGCCAGCACGACCGTGACTACCACTGCGGCTGGCACTGCGTTGCAGGTTACAGCGTATGGTGGAGCCTACTAAAATGCCAACGGTCCCCTCCGCGTTTGGTTACAATACGGTTATGCAGCCGATTATTTCGGGGATGACCGTTACTGATGGCTACACGGAAGAGACCGTAACGGCCAACACCAGCACGGCCTACACGATTTCTCTTTTGAACGGCACGCTGCAGATTCTGACGCTGACGGGCAACTGCACGTTTACGTTTCCGACGGCTACGGCTGGGAAATCGTTCACGCTGTTTCTGAAGCAGGACGCTACAGGTAGCAGGACTGCGACATGGCCTGCTTCTGTTAAGTGGCCGTCTTCCACGGCGCCGACAATTACGGCTACCGCCAGCAAGGGGGACAAGTATGTCTTTACCGCTGATGGGACGTATTGGTGGGGGTCAAACGCGGGTCAGGTGTATCTCTGATGTTTAGCTCAGCCGCAGCCCAGGTTTCCACAGCCTTGCCCGCTCACGCTATTGCTGTTAGTCACGCTACTACGCCTTTTGTATCGGCCTATTCTTGGTCTAGTTTAGGCTTTGGCGCCAAGTATAGCGATCCTGCTACTCTTCCTACCGGCATCGGGCGTGGCGCAGCATTCAGCCTTGACGGCTCTGCTATTGCTGTTGCTCATGACACTTCACCTTTTGTATCAACTTACCCCTGGTCAGGTTTTGGTTTTGGAACAAAATATAGCAATCCTGCTACGCTTCCTACTGGGCAAGGAGGAGGCGTAGCGTTTAGCCCTAACAACTTAGCTATTGCTGTTGCTCACGCCACTTCTCCTTATGTATCAGCATACCCCTGGTCCGGCTCTGGTTTTGGAACCAAGTACAGCAATCCTGCCACTCTCCCTACTGGGCAAGCATATGGGGTAGCGTTCAGCCCTAGCGGCTCTGATGTTGCTGTTGCTCACGCCACCTCACCTTATGTATCAGCATACCCATGGTCCGGCTCTAGTTTTGGAACCAAGTATAGCAATCCTGCCACTCTTCCTACCGGCATTGGACGTAGCGTAGCGTTTAGCCCTGACGGCTCTGCAATAGCTGTAGCTACCGACGCTACACCTTATGTGCTTGCCTATCCCTGGTCCGGCTCTGGTTTTGGAACCAAGTATAGCGACCCTGCAACCGTTCCTACTGGCGGGCCGCGTGGCGTAGCATTCAGCCCTAACGGCTCTGCTATTGCTGCTGCTCACGGCACCACACCTTATGTGTCAGCCTATCCCTGGTCTAGTTCTGGATTTGGGACCAAATATAGCGATCCTGCGACCCTTCCTCCGTCCCAAGGAAATAGCGTAGCGTTCAGTGCTGACAGCTCTGCCATTGCTGTTGGTAGCAACAGTTCACCTTGGGTATCTGCCTATCCATGGTCAAGCTTAGGTTTTGGCACTAAGTATAGCAATCCTGCTACCCTTACTGCCGGCATCGGAAATGGTGTAGCGTTCACCTCGGGCGGCGGCTATCCCATTCAGCAGATTGCTGTTGCTCACAACGTTTCTCCTTTTGTGTCAGCATACCCTTGGTCCAGTGCTGGATTTGGCACTAAGTATAGCAATCCTGCTACCCTTCCTGCCGGCATCGGATTAGGCGTAGCCTTTAGCCCTGACGGCTCTGCCATTGCTGTTGGTCACGTTCCTTCACCTTATGTATCTGCCTACCCGTGGTCAGGTTCTGGCTTTGGCGTTAAGTATAGCAATCCTGCTACCCTACCTACTGGCGCAGGCCGTGGTTTAAGATTTAGCCCTAACGGCTCTGCCATTGCTGTTCCTCACGACACCTCACCTTATATATCAGCCTACCCTTGGTCCAGCTCTGGCTTTGGGACTAAGTATAGTAACCCCTCTACCCTCCCTACCGGTAACGGATATAGTGTAGCGTTTAGTAGTGACGGCTCAGCGATTGCTGTTGCTCACATTACTACACCTTTTGTGTCAACCTACCCTTGGTCAGGTTCTGGCTTTGGGACTAAGTATAGCGATCCTGCCACTCTTCCTACCGGTAACGGATATAGTGTAGCGTTTAGCCCTGACGGCTCTGCCATTGCTGTTGCTCATGACGTCACACCTTTTGTAACTGCCTATCCTTGGTCAGGTTCTGGCTTTGGGACTAAGTATAGCGATCCTGCCACCCTCCCCACCGACGACGGATACGGCGTAGCGTTCAGCCCAAATGGCTCTGCTATTGCTGTTGCTCATGAGGTTTTGCCTTGGGTATCAGCATACCCCTGGTCAAGTGCTGGTTTTGGAACTAAGTATAGCGATCCTGCTACCGTTCCTGCTGACGCCAGGGCGCTCTCATTTAGCGCTGATAGTTCTGCTATTGCTGTTTCTCAAGCCAGTACACCTTGGGTATCGGTTTATCCGTGGTCCGGATCTGGCTTTGGGACCAAATACAGCGATCCCGCCACCCTACCTACTGGCAGCGGAAATGGCGTAGCGTTCAACACAATTAACTAGGAGATAATAATGACTGAAACGGAAATCCCCAAGACTCGCGAAGAAATCCTCCAAACCAACCTTGACGCCCGAAAGCAAGAGGTAATGCACTACCAGATTAACATCGACAATTACACGCTAGCTTTGGCAAACATCGCCGCCATGGCTGCTGATGAGCGCTCAGAACTGCTTGGCTTTGCCGATCAGCTAACGGGACTGCTTGCATCCGAGCGAATGGAGCAGAAGAAGGCTAAGGTGATGCTGGAAGTCCTGCGCCAGCAACTAGGAGACTGAGATGCTCTACGTCCAAGCCATCAACAACCAGATCGTCGCGTATCCCTACACGCAGACTGATTTGATCCGAGATAACCCCTCGACCAGCTTCCCTTCTGGCGGCATCTCGCTCGCTAGCTTGGCTGAGTGGAACGTGTTCCCGGTGCACTTTGCGGATCAGCCGGCGGTTGACGCCTTGGCGCAGCGAGTGGTTGAGCTTGCCCCGTTGTATGATGGGCAGGCTTGGATCCAGCAATGGGCTGTTGAGGCTCTGTCTCAGGATGAGATCAACGCCAACACGGCGCAGCAGGCTGCCGCTGTTCGCGCAGATCGTAACGCCCGCCTTGCTGCAACGGACTGGACGCAGATCGCCGACAGCACGGCGGACAAGCCCGCATGGGCCGCCTACCGTCAGGCGTTGCGTGATGTGCCATCGCAGGTTGGGTTCCCGCAGAGCGTGACCTGGCCGCAAGAACCGTAAGGGTTTAGACCATGAACCGCATCATCGCACTTGCATCGCTCCTTGCTATCGGCTCAACGGCGGCGATTGCTGGCCCAGATCTACAAATATGCCACGGTGAATACGCGTTGTGCGCGGCGTCCAGCACGGACGCAACTGGCAGGAGCATCGTGGTCAACGGCATTACGTTCCGCGAGGGCGTGTCGGTTTGCCCGGTTCTTCATGGGCCAGCCATTGCGGACATGAACTTGATGAACGGATCCTGCAAAGCTCCGCAGGGCAAGGTCTGGAGTTTGTTCTCCAACGTCAAGAACTTCCCCCAGGCGCCCACGTGGGCTGTAATGCCTGAGGTGGTTCGCACGTTCACAACGACAGCGACCCCTGGCGGCGGCATGTCGAACATGTGGAGTTTCCCGTGCGTCAAGCGTGAGCACCTTGTTAATGGGGTTCGACTTGCTGATTGCTATGGTCCGCTGAACGAGTCCCCGTGGACCTCCACATCCGTGCCGTTCGGGAGTGTCGTTGGCACTGCTGCTGCCGTTGGGGCAAGCAATCCCGTTGGCGGCAATATCCCGTAGCAGCCATGGTGGATTATAAAGCGATGACCGATGCTGAGCTGACCGCGATGGTGGAAAAAGCTGCCGAAGAAGGGGCCAAGCGAGCGTTGCGATCTATTGGATTGCAGGACGAAACCGCAATGTCGGACGTTCGAGATCTGCGATCGCTGCTTGACGCTTGGCGGTTGGCAAAGAAGACCGTGCTCACCACGATCGTCAAGGCGCTTGTGGTGGCGTTCCTTGCAGCAATCGGCACAGGCGTTGCAATTATGAGTTGGCCTGGAAAGTAAAATGGAACACTCATTCTAGCAATTGCTTGCTGCATATAGTCTCTCCCTGCAAATGAACAGCGGGATGGCGGGACTGTAGGGCCAGCAATTCAATAGCTAGTTTCAGACCTGGGCATGTCTGACGAAACTGCCACACCGTCACATTAGGATAGCGCAATGCTAGCCATGCTAATTCCTCTTCTGGGCCCGATCTTCGATAAGCTAATTGGGTTGATTCCTGATCCGGCAGCAGCGGCCAAAGCTAAAGCCGAGGCGATGCAGATGCTGATCGACGCGGCGCAGAAGGCCGACGCGGCGCAGATGGAAGTCAATAAGGTTGAGGCTGGCAGCACCAGCATGTTCATCGCCGGATGGCGTCCGTTTGTTGGGTGGGTTTGCGCGGCGGGTTGCGCTTGGAACTGGATTGGTTTGCCGGTTGGGATGTTCGCTGTGGCGCTTGCCGGGCGTAGCCTTGATCTTCGTCCAGCCGACCTGTCCGAAATGCTGCCGCTGCTGCTTGGTTTGCTCGGGATGGGCGGCCTGAGAACATTCGAGAAGATCCAGGGCGTGGCGCGTGAGACGCTGCCTCGGAAGCCCCCACCTGGCGCTACCACAGATGGGCATGGGCAGGGGTAATGCTGACGCCACGGGACATTCAACGCCTATCCCGGGGATTGGCCGCGTTTCAGAGACGGGCCGCACTTTGAGTTGGATCGGAAGCGTTACCCGTAGTCCACAAAAAACCCCGGCGCGCAATATGCAGCACCGGGACGAGTTGGGGAGCAAACAAGCGGGCGCAGTGTGCGCGGCGTGGTGGCGGGCGTCAATCGCCGCGATACAGCTTTGCCACCGCCTTCGCCGCATCTTGGATTTGCACCGGATAGGAGCGTGTGTGGTCCTCGGCGTAGCAGTTGTTCGGCGATGTGCATGTGCCGGATGGGCAGCAGATAGCCCGTTCGATTTCGACAAGGGTCGGTGCTATTTCGTAGCACCGCTCCCGCTCCTGTGCCGCGATCAGCGGGGCAACGGCGGCGATGGCGGCAGTAATCCCACTCTCGGTATTACCGCCTACGTCAAGCCAATACGCATTCGCCGCCGTCGCCACCCACTCCGTCGGCACCATTTTGCCCGCATCAGCAATATGGTCATCCTTCATCGCCCGTCTCCTGTGCTGCTTCAATCATTGCGCGGTAGATGAAGCTGTAGAACAGTCCGTTGCTGTTGTCGCTGGTGTCCGGGCGCTCAATTGCCGCCACGACCATTGCTGTGGTGGCTTCGATTGGCACCACGGCATTTGGTGTGTTGGCCACAAGCGCACGGGCTAGAGCAAGGCGGAGTTGCGCGACTGTGATGCGGAAGTCAGCGGGTGGGGCAACGGCAGCAACCCATTCGTGATGCATGTCTTCAGGCGTCCGCTCAATTCCCTGCGCTCGCCACACAGCTTCCGGCATACGCCAAGTCCAGATTGCTGGCGGGGTAATACCGCAACCGTCTGTTCGACGGAGCCAGTGATACCCACTGGTAGCGCGCAGTTTCTCTGGCGGTTCGCATCTCGTTGTGTCGGTCATGACCGCAGCCTCGCCCACCAACTACGCAACGAGATGTCGGGTTGCTGCTTTGGCAATAATGCACTGATCTGCGCTTCTATCCGCTTCATTTCGTTGTTGTGCGCAATGTCGGATTCGCTGGCCAGCGTGTTGGCCATATCCTTCAATGCCGCGCGCGTGTTGGGCAACATCTCACGATCAGCGAGCACCAGGGCGGCGAGTTGCTCGGCCATCGTTTGCAAGCGGGTGTGTTGTTGGCTCATGTCTTCATCCCTCCAAGATGTGTCCAAGGCGCTTCCATTACGGCATTCGCCGCGCAATAGCGGCAACAAGAATTTCGATCTCACGCCCGGCATCGGCGCAGGTGTCATTCAACAGCCGGTCCGAATGATCGGCCCCGCGCAGTTTATCGGCTGCCTCGTTCAACAGCTCAAGCGCGCTTTTGATCCACTCAATTTCGCCAGCGTCGTTCGGTGCGTCGTCAGTGCCCTGGGCTGCGTCGAGGTCGGCCAGGTTGATTGAGTCGGGGTAAGACATTTTTGGGTTCCCTTGTTTGGTGACGCCAAAATGCCAGGGCGTTGCCCCCCTGTCAACATCTAATGTTGCCTCTCAGGCAAATTGTTTTGCTTGACGGCAACAGCGCGGGGCGGCACGGTAGGGCATGACATTATCAGAGTGGCTGAAAACAACCGGCACCTCCTGCCGCGCTCTGGCGCAAACGCTGTCTGTTGATCACACACTGGTGTGGCGGTGGGCGCGCGGTGAGCGAATGCCGAGCATTGAGCAAGCGCACAACATAGAAAAAGCTACGCAGGACGCGGTGCCGATCGTATCTTGGCTTCGGAAATAAAAGCCTACCCGCGCTTAAGGAGGCGTCATGAAATTGCCAACCCTACCCCCAACGGCAGAGACGAACCAAAGCACGCGCGACGGCAAAGCGGCCAGGAAACCCAACGCACCTCGTGCGCCGTTAACGCGCCGCCAGTTTGGACCGGCACCGCTATCGGCGTTCCATGCGATCTCCATGGAGGCCTTGGGATGCGTGTATAGCCAACGGCGCCAGGAAACCGACTGAAAAAGAAATGGCCCGTACCCCTTCCAGGGGGAACGGGCCGGTATCATGGTAGTGGAATCCTGCTGGGATTTTCCGGGTGCATATGAGCACGCTGCCGCATAATGTGCAACATGATTCTCTATTCGCTTTGATGAGGCTTTAGGTTATAACGACTTACCGTTGGTGCAGGCTGTAGCGGCCGCCGTTTGTGGAAGAGGTGCAAATGAGCTACACCATGACCTACGATAGCTTGCTGGTTGACCTGCGGCGCTATCTTGAGCGCGGGTTCACGGTAGAAAGTGACGCTATTGTCTACGAACAACTGCCTCGCCTTGTGACCTTGGCTGAGAGGCGGATTGCGCGCGAGCTGAAGATTGAAGGCTTCATTCAGCCCGTTACGACCCCACTGCAAGTCGGCGTTGCGGCTTACATGAAGCCGGATCGCTGGCGTGATACGGTCAGCATGACCGTCGATAACGTCCCCATCTTTGCCCGCTCTTACGAATATTGCCGGTCGTATTGGCCCGACGAGGCGGAGACCGGCACCCCTGAGTTTTACGCCGATTACGACTATCAGCACTGGCTGTTGGTCCCAACGCCGGCAACGGCTCAAAGCCTTGAAATCCTCTACTACCAACAGCCACCCTTCCTCGGGGAGGACTTTCAGACGAACTGGCTTACGCAATACGCGCCGGACATCTTGCTTTACGCCGCGCTGCTTGAGGCAACGCCTTTCTTGAAAAACGATGAGCGTATTCAGACCTGGCAGGCTCTCTATGATCGCGCAGCCTCTGCAATCAACAATGAGGACATGAAGCGAATTATGGATCGCTCTGCGAATAGGAGCGAAGCCTGATGACTACCTACACAAGCGTCTTCGGCGGCGCCAATATTTACCCGTCTGAGATTAGCTATAGCGACACCGTTCTTACGGCCAATGTTGTTTTGAGCTGGCCGGAGGAGACTTCTACCAGCGACAATCTTGCCACACGCATTATGGACATCTCCGCTGCTTCTGCGGGGTTCAGCATTTATTTGCCTGATGCGAGCAAGACCGGAACAGGTCAGACAATCCTGTTCAACAACACCGGCGCCCAGACAATCACTGTGCGCGATGACGGTGGGACTCAGGTAGTCACGGTTGCTGCTGGCACGCTGTGGCAGATTTATCTGACGGACAACAGCACGGTCGACGGCGTATGGGCGATCTTGCAATACGGATCGACCACTTCTACCGCCAACGCCTCGGCGCTGGCTGGCACGGGAATTGTGGCTGTCGGCACAGTGCTCAGCCAGTCTGTGCCGATCACCAACTTCAACTCAAACTACACCGCTGGCGTTACCGACCGCGCAAAGATGTTCGTCTGGACCAGCTCGGGCGGCGGAACGCTTACGCTGCCATCCGCTCCCACCATGGGCGATAACTGGTTTCTGTGTTTCAGGAACGGCGGTGGCGGGTCGGTCGTAGTAGACCCGTCAGGCACTCCGCTCATTAACGGGGCAGCAACGCTAAGCTTCAGCCCTGGCGATTCGGCAATCATTGTCACCGATGGCGTTGACTATTTTACGATTGGCTTCGGCCAGTCTGCGACGTTTGCCTTTGACTACACCTCGATCGCCGTTGCCGGAACCGGAAACTACACGCTAACCGGCACTGAGTTGAACCGCATTGCCTACAATTTCACCGGAGCTTTGACAGGCAACCGAGTTATCATTGTCCCCGCGACTGTCCAGCAGTATTGGGTCAGCAACGCCACCACTGGCGCCTACACGCTGACCGTAAGGACATCGGCGGGGACGGGTCCAGTTGTTGCAACCGGTGCCAGGGCCATATTTTATTGCGACGGCACAAATGTGGTTGATGCCGACACCAGCACCGTGTCTGTGCCAATTTCTATCGCCGATGGCGGCACTGGCGCTACCACTGCTGGTGCCGCTCGCATTAACCTGGGCGCCACGGCCACGGGCGATGCAATCTTCATTGCCGCAACTCAACAAGCAGCTTGGACTGCTTTGGGCATTGCCCCGTCCGGCGTTGTTGACGGCGGGTCATACTAATGCCGAAAAGCACGGTAGTCCTGAAATCTCTTGCTGGCATAAAGCGAGACGGCACCAAGTTCGAAGGTGACTTTTATACCGACGGGCAGTGGGTCAGGTTTCAACGCGGACTGCCCAGAAAGATCGGTGGCTATCGTTCGATCAACAAATACCTGACTGAAATCTCCAGGGGGTTTAATAGCTTCACCCAGCAGAGTCTTCAGTATTGCCACTCCGGCGGCGCGTCGACTGTTGAGCGGTTTACGATCGACAGCAGCAAGAACAGCTCGATTATCAGTTCCCGCACGCCTGTAGGGGTTGGCGCAACCGGAACAGTCACCCTGACCACTGGCGCTGCTGGATCGGTGAACAGTGTCACGGTCAACGGAGTGACTGTGACATCAGGCTCAGTTGCCTTCATCACAGACTTGCCTACGACCGCAACGGCTGTTGCGGCGAACATCACCGCTTTTACGTCTACGCCAAACTACTCCGCTGTTGCCGTTGGCGCCGTGATTACCATTACCGCTGCTACTGTTGGCCAGGCCACGAACGGATTTGTGGTTGTTGCCAGCACTACAACCATCACGTCTACGGTGACAAATATGGTTGGGGGCTTGGATGCCTTAACCAGCTCTGTTTACAACCAGTGGATGTTCCAGACATCGTATGACGCCTCTACAACCGACAACTCGTTGATTGCGCACGTAGCGCCAAACCTTGGTTGCGTGTGCAACGACACGGGCGGTCAAATTTTCTTTGGAGACATTCTGGGCACAGGCGCTCTAATCGAGATCCCGCTCCCTGCCGGCGCAAACGCAACCGGCGGGCTTGTGATGATGTTCCCCTACCTCATGTATTATGGCACCGCCGGGGTTGTGGGTTGGTCTATACCCGGAACGCCGTCTGATCTATCTGGCTCTGGCTCTGGCGTAGCGCGTGTGTGGGGCCAGAAGATCGTCAAGGGTATGCCATTGCGCGCTGGTTCAGGAACGGCTCCTGCCGGCATCTTCTGGGCGTATGACGCGGTTATCCGCGCCACGTTTACAGGCGGTGCGACGATATTCCAGTTCGACGTAATCGCGACCGATACGTCGATCATGTCGCCTGATTCGGTTGTTGACTACGATGGCATGTTCTTCTGGGCTGGCGTTGATCGTTTTTTGATGTTCAACGGCGTT